ATTTAAAAATGAAAATATGTTTGATGGAAGACCCATGATATGTCTACCAGCTTATGTAAAAAATAAAATATGATTAAACCAGAAGAACTGAAAGATAAAAATTTTAAAATATTTTTAGGTATGCCCATGTATGGTGGTATGGTCTCAGAGGCAACAGTGCATGGATTATTAGAGATACAACAATGGTCAATGGCCAAAGGTGTTGGTCTTAGATTTCAATCTATGGGTAATGAAAGTTTAATAACTCGAGCCCGTAATACAATTGTTTCTATGATGATGGATGATAAAGATTTTATAGCTACACACTTACTATTTATTGATGCTGATATTGGTTTCAACTGGCAAAACATTGAAAGATTATTATGTGTAGATAAAGATATAGCTTGTGGTATTTATCCCAGAAAACATCTTTATTTAGAAAAGGTAAAAGGAATTTTAGAAGAAAATCCAAATGCTACTCCTGATGATATTGAAGCTAGGGCTTTAGGATACAATGTAAACTTTGATGACCCTTTAAATTTAAAAGGTGAGGGAGGTTTTTTTCCAGTACAAGAAGCAGCCACAGGTATGATGCTTGTGAAAAGAGAAGTATTTAGAACTATGATGAAGAAGTTTCCTGAAAGAAAATATGAGTCTGATCAAATTGTTAATGGTGGATCTTATAAGTCTGATAACTGTTATGACTTGTTTGCTGTTGGACCATACAAAACAAAGACAAAAGAGGGTCAACCACAAATAAGATATCTATCCGAAGATTATTATTTCTCTCGTTTATGGCAGGAGTGTGGCGGGCAGATTTGGGCTGACTTAGCTATGCCTCTAACTCACTTTGGTAATAGAGCGTTTAGAGGCCATGTTGGGACTCTAGTCGCTAAAAAAGATTGAATAAGTTCTTACAAATAAATTATGAATTCTTGCCTTATGTTCAAGACATTTACGAAATATGTAAAAACAAAATAAAGTTATATAACTATAAAAAACACCCAGACTACATTACTCCAAATACTAAATGGCCAGGTTTAAGATCTCAAAAACTTAATCATATCGAACCTTTTTTACATTTGTTGGCATTAAAAGAAGCCGAAAATAAATTTACATTTGATCCTAAAGCATACAGAGAAATACATAGCTACGTACATTTGAGATCAGAAGAATCAAACGATGGAGAATTTATACATCAAGATACTTGTGACACTATGTTAATATATCTTTCTGATACTAATTTAACATCAGGAACTCGTTTTTATAGTAATCAACAAGAACCCATATCCGAAGTTAATTTTGTTCAAAACACAGCTATTTATTTTGATGGAAGTATATTTCATGGTTCTCTTAAAAATTACGGAGATTCTGTTAACAATGGAAGAATGACTATTAATATTTTTTGTTTTCGTTAGCTAATAATATGATCGCTCAAAAATTAAACAACATAGGATATATTTTGGATGATGTACCTAAACCCTTGTTAAAAAAATTAAACAAAATTGTACAAGAAAAAAAATTGGAATCGCATAATGAAAGTTTAGCGGGTAACATAAAAAAAGAATTTGTAATACCAAAAGCAAAACCTGTTTTTGATAAATACTTGTTTAAATTAATTCAAAAATTTGAAGATTCTTTTAATTTTTTAGATACTCCTCTTAGTTTTTTTTCCAGCAATGATGTTCCATTAAAGTTAGATAATATGTGGGTTAACTTTCAAGAAAAACATGAATTTAATCCTATTCATACACATAAGGGGGTGTATAGTTTTGCTTTATGGTTAAAGGTTCCTTATGATATCGAAGATGAAAAAAAATACGGTCCTGGTAAAAAAAGTAATACTAATGTACCAGGGGTTTTTTCTTTTTATTATACCAGTAGTTTAGGAAGAATTTGCACAGTAGATCTCGAAGTGGATAAAACTTGGGAAGGTAAAATTGCTTTTTTCCCTGCCAACATGCCTCATTCCGTGAATCCTTTTTACACCTCTGATGATTACAGAATATCTGTTTCTGGAAATATTGCATTTGACACAGCTTAACTATGAAATAGAATATCTATAGATTTTGTAAAAAATCCATAGTATATTGGCAAAATGCCATTAGTAAATTTTAGACCAGCTCCCGGTATCAATAAAGAAGTAACCGACTACACAGGCGAAGGCAAGTGGACAGACGGTGATAATGTACGCTTTTTTCAGGGATTACCTCAAAAAATTAAAGGATGGGAGAAGTTTATCTCCACAACCTTGGTGGGTGTTGCTCGTGATATGCATGCATGGGTGGCTTTAGATGGTACCAGATACAATGCTATTGGCACTGATAGAAAATTATATGTTCTTGAAGAAGGACTAGCTTACGACATCACTCCTATTAGAGAGACACAGGCTTTAACTAATCCCTTTACTACAAATGCAACCACATCTGTTGTTGTGACAGATACAACTCATGGAGCAACGAAAGGCGACTTTGTTACTTTTGATTCTTTCTCAGCTATTGATGGCTTAGATATGAATAAAGAATTTGAAATTACATCAATTGCTAATACCGATGCCTATGTAGTGACAACAACCGCGGCTGCCTCAGGATCAACAGCAAATGGTGGTGGTTCTGGTAATGCTAAATATCAAATATCAATTGGACCTGAAACATCTGTACCCGCTTTTGGTTGGGGAACAGACACGTGGGGAGCTTCAACTTGGGGTACACCAAGATCCACCTCTAATGTCACACTAGAGGCAAGACAATGGTCACTTGATAACTTCGGTGAAGATTTAATTGCAACAGTTTTAAATGGTGGCGCCTTTAGGTGGGATACATCAACAGGTGTAAGCACAAGAGCGGCTGCTATATCAGGTGCACCAACCGCATCAAGAATAAGTTTAGTTTCAACTCCTGATAGACATTTACTTTTTATGGGAACAGAAAATACAATTGGCACACCCAATTCACAAGACGATTTATTAATAAGATTTTCAAGTCAAGAGGATATTACTACATATCAACCTACAGCAGAAAATACTGCTGGTTCATTGAGAATTGCTGACGGATCACGAATCGTGGCAGCAGAGCGATCAAGAGGTCAAATACTTGTATGGACAGATACATCATTGCATTCAATGCAGTTTATTGGTCCTCCTTTTACTTTTGGTTTACGACAATTAGGTCAAAACTGTGGAATCATTGGTAGTCATGCGGGGATTGATTTGAACGGTGTTGCCTATTGGATGTCGCAAGATTCTTTTTATCTTTTTGATGGTACAGTTAAAAAACTACCATGTACCGTGGAACAGTTTGTTTTTGACAATATTAATATAACAGGATCTGAAAATGCTTTTGTAGGTCACAACGGTGAGTTCAATGAAGTGTTATGGTTTTACCCAAGAACAGGATCTGACACAATTAACGCAGTAGTGGCTTATAACTATCTAGAGCAAACCTGGTGGACAGGAACACTAGATAGAACAACTTGGATTGATAGAGAAGTCTATGATAACCCTGTAGCCTCGGACTACTTACCAACGACCACGGCCAACAATGAAGTTATCTCTGGTTTAACTGATGGTGCCACTCAAATGTTTTTACATGAGACAGGAAATAATGCAGATGGTCAAGCCATGACCGCTTTTGTCAAATCAGGATCTGTAGAAATAGGTGATGGTAATGATATTCTTTTTGTACAAAAACTAATACCTGATATTCAAAATCAAGAAGGTACTTTAAACATGAAATTAGAATTTAAATATTATCCAAACAATACGACAAGTGTCATTAAGACAGCAACCTTTACTGATACTACAGAGTTTGTAAGCTTACGAGGAAGAGGTAGAGAATTTACAGTCAACGTTGTCTCTAATACAACAGGTACCTCTTGGAGATTAGGAACACAACGTTTTGATATACAACCCGATGGTAGAAGATAAAAATCAAAAAGAAATTATTAAGATCTACAACGACTTGAAATTAAAACCTTATAAAAAAACTAATTTGGAAGGTGTGGATATCTATTATGAAGACAAGAAATATTTAAGAATTCATCCCAAATCTTTAGTAAATCTTACTCCAGGAAACATACTAATAATTTTAAAAAAAACAAAAAAATGGGTAGCACAAATTATTGAAACATTAAAGGATACAACCTTAATAAATGAAACTAATCAATTTATGTATGTTACATTAGATAAATCTTTATTAGATAAGGAAGAGAAACAATTAAAATTTACTATAAAACAAGGAATTTCAAATAATGAACTTTTCTAGTTCTTTTTTGTATAAGTTTATTAAAAATAAAAAAGTAAATATTAATGAAAAAGATATTTATGAAAGATTAAAAGACAGATTACGTTGGCCAAGAACTTATACTTGGGGACAGCCTTCAATTGAAATAATAATAAACAATAATAATAAATTACATGAAGAGATTTTTAAAGAAGACGGTTATTTAAACGTAAGTAAATGCATTGAATTAGTAAAGGAGGGACATACTTGTATTTTATCTAATATTGGTTATTTCAATAAAGATACAACCGATATTCAAGATAAACTTAACTTAGAGTTTGGAAATATAAATTGTAATTTTTATTTCGGTAATGGTAAAAAATCTGTCTCTTTTGACAAACATCGACATTCTTATCCTGTGATAGTTAAAAATATATTTGGTCAGTCTAAATGGATTATTAATAAAAAAGAACTTACGCTTAAAAAGCAAGAGGTAATTTTCTTTGATAAAAATATTGATCATCAAGTTGTAGATATAAACAAACCCAAACTATCAATGACTTGTAATATAAAATGAATAAATTTTTTACTTGTGTAGATAACTATATTTCTGATGAAGAGTGTCTAAAGTATATTAACACTTACAATGACAACATAGCTTCGTCCTACATATATAATAATACAAAACCTCTTCCTATAGCTTCCGATCACACTGTTCAAAAAATATATAATGATTTTAATATTCAAAATAGATTAGATAATTTAGAAATTGTTATGAGAGAAAAAGGCTCTTTTATGGACAATCATTTTGATACTGGAGATAGTTTAGCTTTTATACTTTATTTAAACAATGATCTAAAAGGAGGACAAACTGTTTTTGAAAATGAGACAGTGATTTACCCTAAAGTAGGTAGATTGATTTTATTTTCAAATGGTCAAATTTTACATAAGGTAAAAAAGATAACTCAAGGTAAAAGGTATGTTCTTGCAGGATGGTTTATCTAACGATATAGTTATATAATGGCAAAATTAATATTACAAAGATTTCCTGATCCTAGACCTGAGTATGATGCTCAACAGTCTGCTGAATTAATTCGACAATTAGAGGAAATGATACAACAATTAAATACTCAATATACACAAGACACTCAAGAGGAGTCCACAAGAAGAGTGTGGTTTTTTAGATAGATGGCTGACGTATTTAAAAGGTTTACACAAAAAGCAGCTAACACTGCAGCTATAACAATTTTTACAGTTCCTGTTGCAAATGTGGCAGCAACTCCTCCAACACCTGTTTCTACCTTCATAGTTCAAACGATAGTTCTTCATAATGATTCAGGATCAGGTACTGTTAATGCAAAAATAACACATAATAATGGTTCTACTGACG